GCGCTGTGGACTCGGTTAGAATCGGTTCATCAAACTTGTTTGCAGTGGTTAAAACCGGGTTTGTTGTGGTGTCGGTGCTCATTTGCTAAATAATATAGAACGTAGATTTTTATATGATTTTGGGTTATTGTCAAATTGACATTTATTTCTCAAATAAACGCACCGTTTGTGCTGACAAACAGGGTTAAAATCCCCCGAATAATTCCGACACTATGTGTATTATGGCATCCAAAACAGTGAATTTGAGTGATTTGAATTTGGACATGAAGACGATGCAGAAAATGATATTCATCTACAACTGTTTAGAGAAAGGGTGGACCGCGAAAAAAAGGGATGGTCGCTATATTTTCCAGAAAAACCACGAAGGTAAACGGGAAGTTTTCATGGAGGATTATTTAGATAAATTCATAAGTGAGAATCTATCTCTATGAACGGACATGGACAAACCTCATGCACGCCTTCCAAAATTCTCCCAATTTGCCTGTTTATTTCTTCCTCCAATAGAGGCAAGCGCCGATATAACATCGGATTCACTGTTTTGCCCGTTTTTGGACACGTATATTTATCTGTGTTGAATCTCACAGATATGTATTTTTGGGCAGGTTGTGGCATCGGTTTTGTGACAATTCTTAACAAAATGCCATTAATTTGGATTTCTCTATTACAAGAACCTTTAAATCCATCAAACCGACTATCAATGAATTTGCATGTTGCCATGCCCTTGTCTTTGTAAAGCATCTGGAATGTCAGCGGATCTTCGGGGAATTTATTGATGTATTCTGTTTTGCTATATCCGCGATAGAGGGATGACGTCTGCGCCTTGTTTATTTCGCTTGCCGTGTTTGCTTTATGCATTTTACAAAAGTTTGAATTAACACGCATCCGACAATTCTCGAATTTGCACAATTTTGGCATCTCTAAAATATGTCCCCACTTTTAAAAGTCGGGACACTCCGCCATTTTCTGGGTCCCTACAAGGGGTCCAAAAATAGGCGAAAAATAGATGAAAAATGCGGCAGGTGCGTGTAGAGATCGATTATGCGGCATTTCATACCTATTTGAAAACGTGTAGGTCCGCACGACAAATGTGACAAACATTTAGGAAAAAAAATATTTTTCCAGTATATAAAAAAAATGGGAGGAGCTTTGATGCAATTAGTAGCCTACGGCGCGCAGGATGTTTTCTTAACCGGAAGTCCCGAGATCACTTACTGGAAGGTGTCTTACAGACGCCACACCAACTTCGCGATGGAGTCCATCGAGCAGACATTCAACGGTCAGGCCGATTTCGGTCGCCGTGTGTCCTGCACCATCTCCAGAAACGGAGATCTTGCTTACAGAACCTATGTCCAGGTCACTCTCCCTGAGATCAACCAGGATATGGCTGGATCATCTGGTGATGTCTATGCCCGTTGGTTAGATTTCCCCGGTGAGCAGCTCATCTCCCAGGTCGAGATCGAGATTGGTGGCCAGAGAATTGACAGACAGTATGGTGACTGGATGCACATCTGGAATCAACTCACCTTGTCGTCCGAGCAACAGCGAGGATACTACAAGATGATTGGTCACACTACCCAACTCACCTACCTTGTTGACAAGGACTTTGCCGATATCAACGGACCCTGCTCTGCTGCTGGCGGTCCCGGCCAGGTCTGCGCTCCCCGCAAGTCTCTCCCTGAGACCACCCTCTACATTCCCCTCCTCTTCTGGTTCTGCAGAAACCCCGGTCTTGCTCTTCCCCTCGTTGCTCTCCAGTACCACGAGGTCAAGATCAACATCGACTTCAGACCTATTGGTGAGTGCTTGTGGGCTGTCTCTAGCATTTCTGCTGCCTCTGGTTCTGTCTCTGTCACCCAGGCCTACCAGCAGTCCCTTGTTGCTGCCTCCATCTACGTTGACTTTATCTTCCTTGATACTGATGAGCGCAGAAAGATGGCATCCAACCCCCACGAGTACCTCATTGAGCAACTCCAGTACACTGGTGATGAGTCGGTCGGATCTTCGTCCAACAAGATCAAGATCAACTTCAACCACCCTTGCAAGGAGCTTATCTGGGTTGTTCAACCTGATGCCAACGTTGACTACTGCAGTTCATTGATCGGCGGCACCACCCTTTACAAGGTCCTTGGATCTCAGGCGTTTAACTACACTGACTCCATTGATGCCCTCCCCCCTGCCATCCACGTCTTTGGTGGTCAGGATGCCACCTCTGGTGCCAACGCCTTCATCTCTGGAGGTGTCTTCCAGATGGCCGGTGCCCTTGATGGCCTCGTCACCTCCGGCACTGCCTTCCAGGGCGGCGCCAACAGCAACGACAGAGGCGACAACAACGTGTTCAGCACTGTTGCCGGTGGCACCAACAATGGTTCCTATGTTTCCGATGCCGGCACCTATGTGCTTGCTGAGACTGCCCTCGACATGCACTGCTGGGGCGAGAACCCTGTTGTCACTGCCAAGTTGCAGCTCAACGGTCAGGACCGTATCTCCGAGCGTGAGGGATCTTACTTCGACGTTGTCCAGCCCTTCCAGCACCACACCCGTGCTCCCGACACTGGCATCAACGTTTACTCCTTTGCCCTGCGCCCCGAGGAGCACAATCCTTCAGGCACGTGCAACTTCTCCAGAATCGACAATGCCACCCTCCAACTTGTCCTTTCTTCCAACACTGTTGCCAGTGTTGCCACTGCTAAGGTCCGTGTTTATGCCTACTCTTACAACGTGCTCCGCGTAATGGCGGGCATGGCAGGCATTGCCTATTCTTCTTAAATTGTTTTTTTGTTACGAGTTCTCGTGCGAAAAATATTTTAGTTTGAATTAATAGTTTTTTAGTATTTGTTTGATCGCTTTCTCCACAGAGAAAGCGATCAAATGTGTTATTTGCTTTGCCAGTTGGCAAAGCAAATATATAAATAAATGAAAGGGTGTCCATACTATGGACACCCTTTGCTCCTCCGTTAAGAGGAGCAAACCAAAGTATGATTATTCTTTTGCTTTTGTTGCAACAAAAGCGATTAATTGAAATGTAGTTTTGCTTTACCAAGAGGTAAAGCAAACATTTGTATAGTGGGTTGCTTTCGCTTTTAAAAACCAAAAGCAAAAATAGTTTATTAATTTACATTTAGTAAAAAAAACTTAGAAAAGGGTGTGTTATATGTATATACACCCCCATGGAAGTAATTAAGGCATTCAATTCAAATAAATTACACACTGAAATAGTGATAAAAGGAACTCCACAAGAACCATTATTTAGAGCAAATGATATTGGAACAATATTAGAAATTTCAACAATTAGGTCTGTTATTCGTGATTTTGATGACAGTGAAAAGGTTGTGCATACTATGCACACCCTTGGTGGCGACCAACAAGTAACATTTCTTACTGAAAAAGGATTATATAAGGTGTTATTTAAGTCTAGAAAACCCATTGCTGAACAATTTCAAAACTGGGTATGTGAAGTAATAAAAGAAATAAGAGTAAAAGGATTTTATGATTTAAAAAAAGAATTAGAAATAAAAAACACAATAGAACTTGGTAATCAAAAAGCATTAGAAAAAGAAAAAATACTTCTCCGCCAATTTTCAATATCCATTCCAATTGTTTACATAATTAAAGTCAAAACGTTTGAAAACGGTCAGTATATTGTAAAAATAGGCGAAAGTCGCCGCGGAATAACTGGCAGATACAATGAACATCGAGGCAAATATTCGGAATGTTTGCTGTTGGATGTTTTTGCCGTAAATCGCAGCAAAGATTTTGAATCATACATACACAATCACAAATTGATAAGAAGCAACCGCATTCGCGATTTGGAAGGACATGAAAATGAACTCGAATTGTTTTTGATAGGAAAAGAGTTGTCATATCAAATGATTTTGGACGCAATAAATAGTCAAATCGACAATTTCCAAGAATCCAGTACATACAAATTGGAATTGGAATTGGAAAAACTAAAATTACAAATGCAACAGAAGGACGCATCAACTTTGGAAAAACAAGTTGCCCTGTTATTAGCAAAAATGGACAATTTGGAAAAACAAAATGCAGAAATGATGGAAAAACTGAAAACCCTTCAACCAAAAACGGTCACTGGATTTCAAGAACCACTTGTTACGTTAGGTCCCCGACTACAGAAGATCAACCCCGAAACATTGGAATTGGTGAAAGTTTATGAATGCGCCTCGGACGCCATGAAAGAGAATCACAACATCAAACGCCCCAGTTTATCCAAAGCAGTTCTTGAAAATTCCGTGTATTGCGGATTTCGATGGTTATTTGTGGATAGGGAGTTGGACGCGTCAAGACTGGAAAACATTGCGCCCTCAAAGGCGTCCAAACAATACAAACAGGGATATGTTGCCAAATTGACTGCCGATGGGTCTGAAATTTTAAATGTTTACATTGACCGAAAAACAGCAGCGATGATGAATGGTTATGATTCATGGTCGGCATTGGATACACCTGTGAAAAACGGAACTGTGACGAAAGGACACGTCTACAAATTGTTTGAGGAATGTGAAAACAAAGAGTCCTTCATAAAGAAGCATGGAAAAGAACCGTTGCTTTACAAAAATGGATTTGGCGTATTTGATTCTTCTGGCAAAATGGTTCGCGAATATGCGTGTAGATATGATTGCATCCGTCTTGAAAAAATCAGCGACAGGACCATTGCGAAGGCGATAGAGAAAAATGTTCCTTATAAGGAAATGCATTTCAGGGACCTAGGGGAGAAAGTATATTTTCTCTAAGACAAACCTTCGACCCCCTTAAAACCCCGGATTATCCGTGAAAACCGGCGCCTGCGCCGACAGCACCTGTTTCTCCGTAATTGCGTTCATAAACCCCGCCATCGGTTTGTCCATGGTGACTACAGCAAAGGATGCCACGGCAACCGAGACCCCCACAATCACGGCATCCCGCACGATTTCCTTAACCGGTTTCATTTCCTTCTGTATGAACTTCATCTCAATCATCTTTATCACAACAAACAAAATTGTGCTAAATATAACCACCGAAAACAAGGTCTCCATTTCTATATGTTTGGCGCGCTTTTTATTGGACCCCATCCCACCGCACAAGGCAAACCTACGGTTTTCCTTGGACCTTTCCCTTTAAGGGGAACCAAGGTTCAAGGCGCTTACAGCGCCTAGAAGTGGAACACCTGCGGTGTTCACCCCCTT